CTATCCCTGCGGTGACTAGCTTGTGATGCAGCCCTAGTGCGTAGCTGGTGTATTCTTCGAACCCCGGTTGACCGTACCACTGGTTTTTTGCCTGCCAGCGCAGCGTCTTTTCGTCCGGTTGAACCGCTTCGGGTTGCGATGGTGCTCTTTGTACAACAGGTTCGTCCTCTTGTAAAGGGGCAGGCTTGTAATTTTTTACCTGCTCGAACCGGACTTTGGCCTCCATCAGTGCTTCTTGGGCGGCAACAATAGCGTCCGTGTCAAACGATTCCTGCGCATCTTTCAGCCCACGCCGTGCTGCAGCCAACTGTGCCTCGGCTTCCCGCATGGCTGTGGACGCATAAATCTCTTGTCCGTAGTTGACGGTCTGTTTGAGCTTCTTGTTCTCTTCAGACATGTACTCCAGCAGCCGCTCCATCTCTTGCCTTTCTCGCAAGAGTTCTTCTTTACGGCGGCGCTCATCGTGACGGGCATGGGTCAGCTCTTTAATCCGCGCCTGTACTTTGTCCGAGTAGGTCTCAATCTCGTCTTCTGTGGGATCGGCAACGTCCTTGTCTAAGGGCTTACGGCCTCTGTCCCGATCCGGGGTGTCGTCAACAATTTCAATTTCGACATCGTCATCTGCCCCAGCATTTGCTTTTTCAGCAACTTGGGCTTCTTGACTCGTATCCTGCTCATCGGGGAATTTAAATTCCTCGCCTCTGAACTCACTCATCGCCTTCTCCTGTTAAGCGCGGGCATAGCCACGCGGGTCTTCCACGGTTGCATCCACCTGATCGTCATTAATCATGCGGAACTCACGCCCGTGAATCGTGAATCGCGTACCCGAATACGTACGAACCAACACAAAGTCGCCCTCTTTACACCAAGGACCGGTAGGGAACTTATTAGTATCTTTGTAAGCATCGGGACCTACCGCGACAACGAAAAGCACCGTCGTTGTCTGTTCCTCGATACGCTGAGAAATGGATGCTTTAGCAATTACTGAGTCGTCAAACGTATCGTCCGATGGTGGTACAGCGCACAGGATTTTCCACCCCTGTGGCTTGGGTAGCTGCCGTGCTTTACTCTCGTCTGCCGGGGCATCAACAGATTCTTCGTGCAAGCCCTTTTCGTTTTCAATCAGGTCTTTCAGGTATTTCGGCAGGATTAACTCACTCATCGCCTTCTTCTCCTTTGCGGATAGCTTCAACAAGGTCAAGTAATAAACGCTCTGCAAGGGCCAGACCTTGAATCACCCCACAGAGTTTTTGATAAGCCGCAAAGTCCTGACACGCGCCTGTTGCCACGTCATCAGCGTAGTTGTTCATCTCATTGCGTATCTTCTCGCGCAGTACGCTTGCGAAATCACGATCCATTTATTCTCCTTTTGGTTTTCTATCCACCGGCTTGAATGCCGCCATGTGCTTGAGCGCGGCTTGTTTTCTTTGAATGTCTGCTTGCTCTTTGGCCTTGGCAGTCTCGATACCCAGACGTACGCCTTCTGCCGTTTGTTTGGCTTCCAACGACGCTTGCTGGTGTTTGATGTTCGCACCAACCTTCATGGCGTCTAACTGCTGACGGCCATCAATCTCTTGTTTGCGAAGATCAAGCTCTTCAGTTTTAGCGGCTGCTTCAATCTGCATCTGCTTCTCTTTAAGCTCCAGCTCTTTGGCACGAAGCTGTAGCTCCTGCATCTGCATCTGAACGACAGGGTCCTGCATCTGCTGCTGTGCTTGTTGCTGCGCTGCCATTGCTTGGTTCTGCTGCAACACCTGCTGCGCTGCTTGCGCCATCATCTGAGACAACGCCAGCTCGTACTGCGGTGGCAGCTTCTCGTCTTCTGGCGGCAGGGTAATGCCCATCTGCTCTTCGATCTTCTGGCGATACAAGAACCCAACGTGTTCTGCAATGTGCGCCATCATGGCCGCTTGCATTTGTTGTGCTTGTGGGTTTTGTCCGATCAACTGCGCCATCATCGGGTCCTGCATGGAGGCCATGTGTACCTGAATGTGCGCCTGATGGTCTTGGTAGAAGAACGCTTTGACCGGCTCTAACTTCAGCACACACATGTTCTCCGACACAGGGTCGCGTGGCTTCTGATCGTCCGGCAGCGGCACCATTTTCTCTGCGTTCTTAATGCCTAACACCTCCAGCATCTGACGGTGCAAGAACGGCATGTCATAAATCTGCGGTGCGCCCTGCGCTAACTGCAAAACAGCTTGGTACTGAACAACGCGCTGAGACAGCGTGGCGGCGTTAGGATCGCTAACGGGGATTAAGTCTACGAGGTCGTAATCTTCGCGCTTGGCCTTCTTAGTGCCGTACTCCGGGGTATATTCGTAGTCAGGCTCGGTGTAGTCGCGGATTAAGTTCTTAAGTAGTTTGAACTCGCGCTTTAGTGTGTTGTGTACACGCGCTTGTACGGCTGTCATCACCTTAAGCTGGCGCTCTAGGATCGCAAGCGTCGAACCCACCGGGCTGTTGGCCGACATATCTGAGACCTGCAAGTCCGCCGTTGCCGCGAATCTACGGCCTTCATCGACGATGGTACCGAGCAGTTGCGCAAGTACTGCCGATGGTTCTTTATAGGGTAGGGGCAGTATGGAGTCACGGATGTTGCCTGATGCGACATCCACATCACGCCACTCACCGGGAGAGATCGGTGTATCGTCGCCCTTAATACGCAGCCCTCTGGATTTCAAACCACCGGGCAAGTTCGACAGTGTGCCTGCGTCCACCAACTGACGCATGATGGACGTTGCGTTCTTAGCGAAGCCGCCGATCAGATGGAACAGACCGAAGCCATACGCACCGAAGCCGGGGATGTACTGGTAGTGCACGAAGTGCTGACGTTTTAGTTTCAGCTTGTCGTCTTGGTTCCAGTTTCTGCGTATAGCAAGAATCTCGTTGGTGCCTTTTATAATGGTGACGACGTACGGCAGAGCGATCTCTGTTTGCTCATCTTTGTCGTCTTTGTCTGCGTATGGGTCGTCCTCAAGGAACAGATCAACGTGGCACTCATACAGCGTATAACGCTCGTCGTTTAGATCAGAGAAGCCGGTTTCCTTGTCTTTGGCTTTCTGGATGTCTTCAACAATCTTCTGCGGATCGCCCAGCTCAACTTCGCGGTAGAAGCCTGCCTGCTGCAGCTTCATGATCTCGTTCTTGGTCTTACGCATCACGTGGGTGACGCGGTAGCATGTGTCCAGATCAGACGAGCCGTATGGCAGGAAGATGTCTTCTGCCGGTATAAACATACTGACCTGACGGCCAAGGTTCGGGTCGTAGTACACCTTCTTAAACGCCGAGCCGGTCGCCGGTAGGCTCCAGAGCATTCTTTCGTGTTCAGGCCGGTACTCGGTCATCACCTCGGTCAGCTCGTAGTTCATGTCTTCTTCAACACGCGCTGCGGCCTCCATCACCTGTGGCGTCTCTTTGCCGATGATTTTGGTTCTAACAGGACCCGATGCTGGGAATGTCTCGGTGATCGTCTCAGACTGGAAGCGCACCACGGCTTCAGCCAACATGGGGTGGAACACGCCGCACGCACCGTTCCAAGGCTCTGTGCGCTCTTCAATCTGAAGCCCCAAGAGTTTAATGCCCTCGACGTACATCTTCTCCCATTCTTTGCGGGAGCCTTTATCGTTATCGATGTCTCCTACCAAGTCTTCTGCCAGTGATTGCAGCGCACCGTCATCCAACTCTTGGGCCAAATTACTGCCAAAATCTTCTTCGCCTTCGACTTTTGCCAGCTCAAGCTCAAACCCCGGACCGCTGATATTGACCGCTTCAGGGTCAACGATCTCGACCTCAATGGCTTCGCCCTCTTCTTCGGGCAAGCCGGTCGGTGCTGCATATAAGCCTTTGTCGATTGCCATGATGTTTCCTTAATAGTAAGCCGCCTTACGTGGCGCGTAATATCGGGTGTCCTGTTCGTCTGTGTCGAGGGTAATAAACCCCCCTTGCCGAAAGCGTAGCAATGCTTGCGACGTAGTATCCACGAAGTCGTCGTGTTCTCCAACGGGAAACGCTGCTAATTCTTCGATCACTTCTCGTGCCCATCGGGTGTCCGGTGCCCAGACTTTGCCCGAAGTAAACAAATCGGCAACTGCGTTGACTCGGACAAGCTTGTCGTTTCCTCGGCTGGGGGTGAACTCTTGGACGGGGATGCCCATTGATCGCAGCTCTTGAATAAGTGGGGCACCTGCTGCCTTTTTTTCCACAATGAACGCATCGGGTTCCCAGTCCTTGTAGTGTTTCAGGGCGACTTGTTTTAATTCAGGAAACGCCATCCGGTCTTTAAACGCATCCAGCAGTATCAACTGTGGCGCATCATTCTCTTCCTCGTTGTAGAAGATGCCCCATGTCGTGCACGCCGAAAAGTCAGCGGAAGTCTTGGCCTCGTACGCCGTATCCCAGCTCTGGATGACGTACTCACACCGGGGTGGATCGTCCTTTTCCCAGATGCGCCAGTGCCTACGGGCGATGATCGCCGCCGCTTCTGAGG